TGTTGCAGTTACTAATAAATTTTGGACAACTGCTTACAAACAAGCAACCCCAACTGCTGATGGTTACACATATCAAACTTTGAATAAGTCTGATTGTGCAACTATTGCTAGAGAGTATATCTTCAAAAATATGAAGAATTTTTACGCTCAATCTGCTTTAACTAGTGGAGACTTACCAAACAATCCATTAGCAACTTATGCTAACGAAAAATCAATTAGAGCTTATATTGTAAATCTTTGGTTAGATTTAACTGACTTCCCTTATAATGTACTTCAATATTCAGCAGAACTTGAAACTGAATTTAAAACAAACCTAAGCGTTATAGTTGATACTTCAACTGGAGCAGTTACTGGTTCAATGAAATTTAACTTAATGGGTCAATTAGATTCATTTACTTTTGATTTAACACCACAATTATAATAAAATATGGTAGATACTTTTACTCCAAAACGAATTGAGATAGATGGAAAAGCATTTCTTTACGTGCCAAATACTTTAGTTGAAAAAGCTGGATTTGGAGAAACTAATACTAGAGCGCAGGTATCTGGTCGCTCTGTTGTTATTTTATCATCTGAAAATTTAGAAACTCAATTTGCTGAATTAAGTTTTGATATAATGATGGTTGATTCTGATAGCGATTCTGATCCGATTGTCTTAATCCAAGCTTGGAAATCTAGCAATGGAACTCACCTAGTTAAATTAATACCAGATGGTGCTGGTCAAAGCAGAGTATACAGAAACGCTTCTTTAATGAACGATCCTACTTTTCAACACAGTTCTGATGGCGTTATTTCATTAACTTGGAATGCTTCTAAAGTAACTTTAACTAACTAATTATGATTGAATTATTAAAAGAAAAAAAATATCCACTTTTATCTGAATGTTCTTATTTCATCAATAATGATTATAAGAAGACCAAAGAAGTTAATTTATTAGCTCTTAAATTTTGTGATTCTGATAAACTTTTAGATTTACTTACAATTAATAAAAAGTTTGAAGCTCTTAATTTTCTTTGTGAAAAAGGTTATATTGCGCCAGTTGAAGGTGGAAAGCTTAAAATTGATGATTTAGACTTTAGGGCTTCTGTTATATTATTGGAGGAGTACACCTCAAATTTTTTAGACATATCGCCTTTCTTGCCGACAAAGTAGAAAGGAGAAAATTCAGAGAATCCTTATTTAGTTTCCTAAAATACACTAATGCTTTCACCTACAAAGATATTAACAACATGGCTTTCCCTGAATTATTTGAATGGTATGACATCGCTGTAAAAGATAGCCAATCCGAGCAAAAGAAAGCCGCTGATGAAAGAAAGAAAGCTCAAGAGTTAGTCAACTCAAGAAATAGAGGGTATAGAAGATGAGTGATAAAATAAGCTATGTCTTAGAAGTATTAGATGGATATTCTAAAGTTACAGCAAAACTAAAAGAAGAATTATCTGAAATAAAAGAACTTACAAAATTTAAATTTAATAGTAGCGATTTTAAAGGACTTGCCCAGCTTTCTAAAGAATATGACAAAATTGCAAAATCTGCTGAAAGAATAAAAAAAGCAAAAACTGGATTTACTTTAGTTGGTGGTGGCTCTCAAATTACTGCAATTTCTGGCGCAGAAATTAGAAGACAAAAAAGCTTAAAAAATGCCGTAGTTCCATTTAGCAATCCATTTGTGATGATGGGTGGTGGAAGCGGTGGCAGGTCTTACAACCCCAGAGGATATAAACCAAACTTTAACATACCAATAGATTCAACTTATAGAAGAGATGCGGCTGGGACTGGAATAGTCCCGTATTCAAGAGGTGGAGCTGTAATGTCTTTTGGTCAAAGACCGATGATAGATGTTACTGGAACTGCTAGAGCAATAAATCAAGAATCAACAGCTAGTTGGCAATCAGAACAAAGATATTATCCTAAAGAAAAAAAAGAATATTCAAGAGGCAGTAGATTTTCTAATAATAACGATAGTAGCGGTAGAGATAGAGGTATTTCTTTAGCAAATGTTGCTAAAGGTATGGGTTATTACCGAGCAATTGATATGGCTGTTTCCGTCCCATCAAAAATTCATGATGTAACTATTGAAATGGATTCTTTGAGAGCAGGTTTATCTGCGTTGATTCCGACAGTAAAAGGAATGCAAGGAGCTACATCTGAGAGTGAAGTTAATTATTTAAGAGGAGTTGCTGACAAATATGGTGCTGACTTTACAACTATTGCTCCAGCTTACCTAAAACTACTTGGAACTGGAGGATCTTCCGATGCCCCTTTGATAAAAGGATTACTTGAAAATGTTAGTGGATATGCTGGAATTATAGGTTTACAAGGACCTGCTTTTGAAAGAACAATGCTTGGTTTTCAAGATATGTTATCAAAACAAGTTTTAAATGCCCAAGAGGTTAATTTGCAAATGGCTAACCTTCCAGGTGCAAAAATAATGTTGCACAAAGCATTTAAAAGATTTGCAGAAAAAAGAGGTATGAAAGGAATAACTGATGACAATGCCAGTGCGTATTTTGTTAAAGCTATGGCAACAGGAAAAGTGCCTTCTGTTGATATTTTAAGAGAATTTGTTAATGTAATGCATGAAATGTTTGGCGAAGATATGATTAAAAAATCATTTACTTTGGGAAGGGAGGAAAAAAGGCTTAAAAACGCTTTTCAAGAACTAGGTGATCAAATTGGCTTACTTACTTATGATGCTCAAATTGGAGGAGTTAGATCATTAACAAACTTAACTAAGAGCGTTGGTGAATTTGCAGGAGAAGCTAATAGAGTATCTGAATATATGAAAGGTTTATTTTCTGGTATATTGCCAGAAAAAGGTGGAGTTGTAGAAAAAACCACAAGTGCGATTGGTGGAACTGCCGTAGATTTATATAAAATGGTAATAGGAAGCCCTTTTTATGCTGCAAAATATGGTGGTGCTTTGGCTTTGGCTCAAGGAGCTTCGATAATGGGAGATAATAGCTTAAAAGAAGATTTTGGATCTTGGGCAAAAGAAGAGTTCTTAAAAAATAACTTTGAAGATTTGCAAGCTGTATATAAAACTGACTTTATGTTACTTATAAATGCGTTAAAAGAGGATCGAACTCCTCAAAAAATAGACATTACAATTAAATCTGACAATAATATTCAAGTTAAAGATGTTAAATCTAGCCGTCCATCAACTGTTAAAGCGGGGCAAAAATGAGTATATTAAGCGGATTTTTTAGAGCAAGCTACACCATAAACGGCAAGAAAGCTACTTTTTATGCAAGGAATGTTTCTGATAGCGGATTAGGAAGAAAAACAGTTATTCACGAATATCCAAACTCTTCTGAAAGATATGTTCAGGATATGGGTAAGAAGTCTGGAATTTATGATTTTGACATTGAAATTCAGGAAACTACTTTCTCACGATATAAACGATCTAAAAATAAGCTAGAAGCTAATCTAAACGCAATTGGAATAGGAACTTTAAGTCATCCTACAACTGGTTCAAAAAAAGTTGTGGTTGTCTCTGCTTCCATTGTTGAAAATTTTATTAATGAGTTGGGAATTGCTAAGTATAAAGTAACTTTTGTCGAATCAACTGTAAATAAATATCCCGAAGAAGGAGATAGTAAAAGTGCTTTGTCTAAATGGTTCGATCAACACTTTGCAAGTGCTAAAGCTGCTTTTGATAAGGCTGTTGAATACTATGACAAAGGAATCGAAGGATTTAACATTGCTAGAGATTACATTCAGAATACTACGCAAACAGTAAATGACATTGTTTCGACTATAAATGGCGTTGCTGATGAAGCCGCAGCTTTTGTTTCTGATATTGCAGATTTAACAGCTTCGTTGACAGATTTGATGCAAACTCCATCTAATCTTTCTCGAAGATTTCAAAATATATTTGGAGCAATATCTGCAATTACAGATAGTTTTAATACAATGGTTGACATTGCTTTAAACATTTTTGATTCAAGTAAAAACGAACAATACCCAGCTTCTTCTGCAAGAAATGAGCAACTCAACACAAACAATCAAGAGTTAGATAATTATTTTAAAACATCATCATTAGCTGTTGCCTGCCTTGCGTCAACAAATATTGATTACACTTCGCAAGAAGAAATAGACAGCATAATTAAAAGGTTAAGCACTGCTTTTGATAGCTTAAATCCTAATAAAATAGATGAAGATGTTTATTACAACTTACAAAATCTTAAAGTTGGAACTACAGCATTTCTTAAAAAGTTAAGAACTACATTGCCGTTTTATGTTAGCATAAAAACAAACAGCGTGCCAAGTGCGGTTTTGACATATAATTATTATGGAACTAGCGATAGGTCTGATGAGATACTTCTTTTAAACAATATTGAAGATCCTGCTTTTGTTAGCGGAAATATTAATATACTTTCCGAATAATGGCTTTTGAAGATAATGTAACAATAGATATAGCAGGAGTTAGCTTTAAAACCTTTAAATCCGTTTCGATCAATGAAAGCTTAGATTTTTTTGGAAAGACTTTTAATATTGACATCAATATTCCAACTCAAGATGCCGATGTTTTCTATGAAGGGCAGGGAATTAAACTTTATTTAGATGATGAGCCTTTTTTAACTGGTTATATTGATGAGGTAGATATTGATTATTCTGTTGGCTCTTGCGACATAAGATTTTCAGGACGAGATAAAGTTTCTGATTTGATCGATAGCCGAATATCAAACAAAGTTTTTGCAACACCTACAACCTTTGAGAATGTTTTAAAAAATGTTTTAGAAGCTGTTGGTTATGAAGTTTTAAGTGCTACAAAAATAGGAACTTCAATTTCTAAAATAAAAATACCTTCAAGCCTAACATCTTTGGCAAGTAAATTTAACATTCCAACCTCCTTTGAAGAAAGTTTAGCTTTGGCAGAAAATCAAATTGCAGTTATCAACCAATATGGGGATATAGAGCCATTTTCCAATTCTGAAGGAATTGGATTTAGTAAAGATGAAAGTGCTTACGAATTAATCCAAAGATTAGCTGATAAAAGAAGACTGGTCTTAGGCACTGATGGCAATGGAAATATTATTATTAGAAAAATAGGCAACAAGCAAGCTCTTGTTAAATTGGAAAACTTAACTGAACTTAATAAAAAAAGTGGAAAATTTGCTCAGTTACTTGAGAATGGAACTTCTGCAACAGTAGATACATCTCAAAATAACATAAAAGATGCTTCTGTTAAAAGGGATTTAAAAAATAGATATTATGAATACAAAATAATTTCAAGCTCAACTGGAACTAATCCAGATGATAAAGTAGATAATTTAAAAAATAACACAGTTCAATATAGCGGTGTTTTTTACGATAAATCGGTAAGAAAAACAAGAAAGTTTGTTGATTATGTAGCTAACCTAAACAACTCTCAATGTAAAGAAAGAGCTGAATGGGAATGCAATATTAGATATTCTAAATCCTATGTTTATTCTTGCAGCGTAGTTGGTTGGAGACAAGGATTAAGACCTATTACTTTTAAATCTTTAGCAACGGCATTAAGCAGCCCCTCTAACTTTCTTAAACCTCAAAAAAATGAACCTTGGCAAGCGAATCAATTAGTGCAAATAACCGATAACTTAGCTGAAGTAGATGATAACCTTTTAATAAAAGACATTACTTACAATTTAAGTAAAGAGTCTGGCTCTTTTGTTAGATTAAGTTTGGTTGACAAATTATCCTATACTAATTCTGTATTTGAGCCAAAAATTAAAAAAGTCAAAAAAGGCAAATCAAACAAAATATTAAAAGGATTGGGATTGGAATGATTAGAATAGCGGAAATAAAACAATTAGAATTTGTAGGAGAACTTGGCAGAATAAGAGTGCAATTTAAAGACCCTGCTTTGACTGATGTTGAAAATGGTGTTTTAGTTTTACCAACTGGCGATAATGCATGCCCTTCTGTTGGCGATGATTGTTATGTTTTATCCGTTGGCGATGAATACGGCATGAATTATGTAATACCTTATGATGTTGACAATGCACCTAAAATTCTTGAAGGTGAAAAGATTATTTACGGAAAGAAGCAAAACCAAATTTATTTCAAACAAGATGGCTCAATAAGTATTGCAACTGCCGATAATAAGCAGATTGATATTACTGCACAAGGTGGAGTTAATATAACAGGAGCCGTAAATATTACTGGAAATGTTGCAATTACTGGAAACTTAAGTGTTAGCGGAACTTCTAACTTACAAGGCGCAACTAATATTGAAACCAAGCCATTTATTACTCACACTCATAGTGGAGTAACAGTTGGCGTTGGTAATACTGGAGCAGTAGTCTAATAGTTAAGCCACCATAGGGAAACCCGCCCAAACCTAAATATTAGACCAATAAAAAATTTATAAATATTATTACTCATGTCAATAAAAGATTTAAAATTACATAAAAATTCTGATGGGATATTTGATATTTCTTTTGAGAATGGGGACTTTGCCTTAACTAGCGGTTTTGAGACTTCTTTTATGATGACAATTTATTGTCAAAAAAGGGAAGATTCAATTGAAGATCCTCGTTCTCGTGGAGGTTGGATTGGTAATGAGTTAAACGAAGGCGGATTTGAACAAGGCTCTTTAGTTTGGACGCTTTATCAAGAGAAATTAGATGATGATACTGTTAATATTTGCCAGAATTATTTAGAAGATGCTTTCCAATGGTATATTGATAGAGGAATTGCAAAAGAAATTGATATTATTGTTGAAAAAGATATTGACTTAGAAAAACTAAGTGCGACAATTACTGCGATAAGAAATGATAATACTGAATTTGTGCAGTATTATGATTTATGGATAAACACAATTAATGCAAGCTAACACCACGGCTAATGACATTAAACCTACCCTCTGACAGAAAAGAGGTATATAACAGGATTGTTTCAGATGTAACCGCACAGTTGCCAGACAGTGGGGCTTTCTTGCCTACCTCTTATTTAGGTTCATTAATCAAAGGTTTAGCTTACAGAGTTTATGACAATTATCAGAAGATTCTGATAATGATTAATCAATTCTTTGTAAATACCGCAATTGGTATTTATTTAGAAAGATGGGGCAATACTTACGGAGTTACAAGAACTGTTGCAACTTCTGCAACTGGTAATGTTGTTTTTTCAGGAACTGCTGCAACTTCAATCCCTTCAGGCACAAGCCTTCAAAGCGCATCTAACATAACTTATACAACGCAATCTACTTCAACTATTTCATTAAGCAGCGTTTCAGTTTCTTCAATGTCAAGAACTGGAACTTTAGTAACTGTTAATTTTACCGCTGCTCATAATTTAGCAAGTGGTATTACTGTTACGATCACTGGCGCAAGCCCTTCTGATTTTAATGCTTCAAATGTTATAATTACTGTAACCTCTGCTACACAATTTCAATTTACTCAAGCTGGAACTGCTGGAGGTGCAAGTGGTACAATTATTGCACAATGGACTACTGCAAATGTGGCTGTTGTTGCAAGCTCTCAAGGACAAAATACCAATATTACTTCTGGTGGTATCCTAACTTTAGGAAGCCCAATTGCTGGCGTTAATAATAATGTTTTTGTTGATTTTGGCGAATTATCTGGTGGCACTGATATTGAAGGAGACGCTTCTTATCGCTCAAGAGTTCTATTTAGAATACAATTTCCTTTCTCGTTTTTTAATGTAAACGCTTTAATTAACCAAGCAAAATTAATTGCTGGTGTAAGTAGAGTTTGGATATTTTCACCAAGCACCACATCAGCTTCAATTTCTATTTCAAACCTTGTAAGAGCTGGACAAATTGCAACTGCCACTTCAACTGCTCACGGCTTAGTAAGTGGTTCTTATGTTACTGTTACTGGCGCAGTTCAAAACGAGTATAATGTGGTTGAAAAAAGAGTTATTGTAATTGATGCAAATACTTTTGCTTATGCTGTAAGTGGAAGTCCTGCCACTCCTGCAACTGGCACTATTTTTGCCTCTTATTCTTATGTTGAAGAAGGACAAGTTAGAATTGGTTTCACAAGAGATAATGATGCTTCAATTATTCCAAGCTCAACAGAAGTTAATACTGTAAAAGATAAAATCTTAGAGATTAAGCCAGCTCATATGAATGATGATGATGTTATTGTTTTTGCTCCAACTGAAGTGTCTATTCCAATTACTTTATCAAGTTTAAGCCCTAACACAACAGCAATGCAAACAGCTATTACAAACTCTTTAACCGACTTCTTTAAGTTATCAAACAATATTGGTCAAAATATTAAATTAGCTGATATTAACGCAGTTATACAACAAACAATAGATTCAAGTGGAAGTGTGCCAATTTATACTTTATCTGCACCAATTGCGAATACTACGATTGGTTTAAATCAAATTGGAACATTGGGGGTGGTAAATTTTGTCTAATTTTCAAGCCCACACATTAGAACAACATGAACAAGCAATCAGCCAATACATGCCTAATGATAGGCTATTTCAAGCTAAGAATGTTAAGGGTACAAACCTTTACAAGTTATTCTTAGGTTTAGGTGGTGAGTTCACAAGACTTGATGAGATATTCCAAAATGTTTGGGATAATACCAATATTCTAACCACAAACGATTTAGAATATATTTCAAGATGGGAAGGTGCGGTTGGAATACCTGATCATTGTTTTACGCAAACAACATCGCTTTCTTTAGAAGAAAGAAGAGAACAAGTTTTAGTTAAATTAACTTCTTTGGGAGTTTTAACGGAACAAGATTTTATTGATTTGGCGGCTATTTTTGGATATACGATTGAAATAAGTAATGGAATAGAATATGGAACTTTTCCATTAACTTTTCCATTTACATTTTTTGCTAATCCTAAACAAGCAAGATTTACAATGATTGTAAATATGCCAACAAGTTTAGCTCCAACATCAGTTTTTCCTTTAACTTTTCCTTTCACTTTCTCAAGTGGCGGTGGTTCGGTTATTGAGTGCTTATTTAACAATCTAAAACCAGCTAATACATCAATTGTTTTTAATTATATTTTATAGAAAATGGACATAGTATCAAAGATAAATGGAAATACATTATCAGCAACAGAATTTAACCAAGTACCTATTGAATTGGAAGCCTTACAAACTTCGTCTGGTCAAACTTCGACTGATACAATTTTAAATCAAGTTTCAATTGCAACATCAAGATATGCAGCAAATAACTTCTACATAGATAGCGGTACTGCAAATGCTTATATTTTAACTCTTGCAGCTTCAATGACTAACCCAGTTAGTGCGGTAGCGGGGCAAGGTTATTTTATTGGAATGACAATTCGCTTTAGAGCAGGAAACGCCAATACAGGAGCTTCAACAGTAAATGTAAACTCTGCTGGTGTTAAGAACTTAAAACAAGCCGATGGTACTACTGATTTAGATGCCGATGATATTACAACAACTCAAGATTCTATTTTTAGATATAACGGCACTTCTTTTGTTTTGAAAGCTGGTCAAGCTTCTACAACTGCGAAAGGTATTGTTGAGCTACTAACAAACGCAGAATTAGCAGCAGGAACAGATACTACAAGAGCGGCAACAGCGGCGGCAATAGCCTCTTTATTTGGAACTAGTTTAAGATCAGCTAATGGTTACGCAAGATTACCTGTAAAAGTAGGCGGGGCATTTGTTGAAATCATTTTTCAATGGGGCGTCGATGGTACTCTAAGAGACTCCGATGTCACCGTGACTTTAAATTTCCCGATCACTTTTCCTAATGCGATATTAGGTATTACAACAGCCCTTCAGTCTCCATCATCAAATGGAGACAATTGTTTTATACATATATATGGAACCCCTTCAACATCATCATTTTCAGTTCATTACGACGAATCCGCTTCCGGTTTCCAATCAGTTAAAGCCAGCTACATAGCTATAGGATATTAATCAAACTCAATAGAATTATGATCAAAGTAAATTACGACACAGAAACAACTCTGGTAAAAGGATATTATCCTGACGCAATTAATTATGCCTCAATTCCTGAGCCGTATATTGTGATTTCTGAGGAAGAGCATCAAGAAGGCTTAGGTAAACAAATGTGTGTTGTTAATGGCATTTATCAAGAATATGTAACTCCTGATAGCGTTTTATTAGAACAAGGCAAGCAATCCAAAACAGCTCAATGCCAAGGATATTTAGAAGGTACTGATTGGCAAGCAGCCGCTTTAATTAAATACGGTCGCCAACTTGATGCAAATGTTGCAGAAAATTGTTTAAAAGCTAAACAATGGAAAATTGATATTGCTGCTTGCACAACTTTAGAAGAATTAAATAACATTAACATTAATTTTGAATAAATATGCTAGGATTATTAGGAAGCTTACTGGAAGATAACGCCTTAAAACAACAAGGCTTTTGGAACGCTTCAACCAATACCCCAACTTTAGCCAATGGAGTTGGAGTTCAAGGTTATTACTATGTTGTTTCTGTTGGTGGAACTGTAAACTTTGGGGCTGGAAACATTACCTTTACTGTTGGTGATTGGGTTTATTATAACACAGCTAATCAATGGGTTAAATTTGAAACTGGAGTTGATTATACGCCAGAAAATGTGGCAAATAAAGCAACTACTTTTGTAACTGTAAACGATACTCTTTATCCTTCAGTTAAAGCAGTTAATGACCAATTAACAACGAAAGTAAATAAAGCTGGCGATACAATGACTGGCAGTCTTGGTTTTAGCGGAAGCGCCTTAAAAATCACAGGCGACTTCTCAAACGCAACTCGTGCAAACCGCCTTGCTCTTCAAACATCAACTGTAAACGGCAACACCAGAGTCCCTATACTTCCAAACGGAACTTCAAGAATTGCGGGCATAGATTGCTACGATGGTACAGATCCTGATAACGCTTCGTTTTTACAAGTCCATGCTGATGGAACTGGCGGTCATGTTGGTTTAAATTCGGGCAAAACAGGCACAGGGGCAACGAGAAATTTAGAATTTCAAATTGACGCTGCAACTAAAGCTAAAATTAATGCAGCAGACGGCACTTTCCAATATTTACAACCTGTAAATGCTCAAACTGGCACAACTTATACTCTAGTTGCCGATGATTATGCTAAATTAATTACTTTTAATAACGCATCACCAATTACTGTTACCCTTCCGCAGCAATCTACTTTAGCCACTACTACAGGCTTTCATTGTGAGGTTCTTAACCTCGGAGTTGGCAGAATTAATTATGTCAAAGAAGGTGCAGAAACTCTTGATGGCAACACAACACAAAATCAATACACAAGAGTAAAAATTGGAAGACCTACTACAACAAAATGGTCAGTAGCTTACGGCACAGTATTAAAACCGACTCAAATAGAAGCC